CGACGTTACATAGGTCGTGTAAGCGCCGGTAGTAGCACCACCCGAAATGTTGACGATGATCGTATCGTTGGTCGAGATCAACGAGTTGTTCATTGTGAACGACACAGCGGTGTTGCCAGCCAGGGCAGCGTTGGCCATTGTAATGCGGCCCATGCTTTTGTTGATCGTGACAGCCGTAGTTTTGTCCGTGAGCTGCGTGACCGTGCCTTGAGCGGCAGCGGTATAACCGATCTCTGCGCTGGCGTAACAAGTCGTAAATTCTGGGTCGGCGTAAGCAACGCCGGATGCGATTGAATTACTCATGATTGTCCTTTACTCAACGACCGCACAAACGTCGGCCTCTTGGATGATTTGGTAGTCCTGGCCGTCCTTGTTGTGGGTTGGCCAATTAAGGTAGTCACCATTCCCGTATTTGATCCGATCCCCGACTCGAGCTTCTCTGACTTCGGGTCCGACCGCGACGATTGTGCCCTCGTTAAAGGGTTCGCGGTTGTTGACGTGAATCACGTCCGACAGTTTCCTGACGGACGGTTGCACAGTGATGAAGTTACGCAGGGGTCTAATCATTTCTGGCAGGAAATCCGGTCGTGGGTATAGCAAACGCCAGGAGTAACACCAGTGTTGAACTGCTTGTCCTTACCAGCCATGTCAGCCTGGCCCATGCCAACGCCGTTGACCATGCGCTCGGAGCGGGTGCCCGACTTGTCTTGAGCGGCTGCGCCTGCGGGGATCTTGGCGTTGGAGCCAACACCGTAGCCGGCTGGTTGTTTCATTGCTGAGTCTTTAGATTTCATCATGATTTAGCCTTATTTCAGAAAGCGTAGTTTGAAAAGAGTTGAATCAATGAGTTGTGCAATCTCATCAATCAGGTTTTGGATCTCGGAGTCGTCGGGCATGATTTCGCGTGAGTCTTGCACAAAATACTTGATTCCTTCCATGTATTCGACAGGATCGTCGGTTGGAAGGTAGTAGTCGTCGGGGAAGTTGGTAAATTGCCCGTAGCGGCCCATGTAGGCTTCTGCAAGCTGGTCCACCAGTTCAGGAATGGCTTGATAGTACTCACCGAGCGCTTGATGCTCGGCATAGCTGCTGGTGGTCCAATGCAGCAGATGCGCGTTTGTCCCCGAATGCAATAGCACCGTGACAAATGTGCTGGCTTCATTTTCCATCTGCACCACCAAAAAAATAGGGCAACACTCCGTCGCCCAATCGGGCAATGGTTTGGCGAGGAGTGCGCCTGTTCCCGATCATGCGCGTTTTAGCACGTCTGACAAGTGTACGTCAAACGCTTTCTTGCGTCGCTCAATTTCCCGATCTAAATACCAGCGTGCTTTCTCGAGGTCTTGCATTCCGGCCTTGAGATCTGCGCGCCAGATGTACTTGATCGCATTGCCCAAATTAAAGCACATATGCTCGGTGATCTGAATGCACTCGACGCCGCTTGGATGTTGAGTGTAGTGCTGTGGGTGGTTGACTGGATCGTGGTTCATGAAAGAGCGCTCGTTGAGTATTCGCCGCACCAGTGGCCATCGTCCACGGGTGGCCAGCCAGGTGATTGGTTGCCGTTCTCGTCTACCAGCAGCTCTGGTGATCGGCGTCGGCATTCACCCATCCAGGCGTCTGTCCCATCTCCTCCAAGTAAGTTGAAATATCTACAGGATCCGCAAGTAGGTCGCACAGCCATTCCTCCAAGAATAGGTCGCTTGTTTGCTCGTCGATTACTGGTCTCATCTTGTGCCTCGTACTGGTCTATCAAAACGGTCGCGTCGGTCTGAATTTTCTTTGCAAGACTGACCACGCAATCTAACTCAACCTTGAAGCCCGCGCACTGTTTTTGCAGCTCGCTTGCATTCAATTGAATATTGGTAATTGATTCGCTTACTTGATAACTCATGCGATAAGAGCCTCTTTCAATTGTGATTCCTTCATATTAAAAATATCCTCAGAACCAAAGATTTTTTCTATCCACGGTCGAACCCATAAATAAGTCGTCCCGATCTTAGCGTTTCGCTCAATTAAATTCTTGGTCGTCAGTTTGCCATTGCCAAACGTCACCCATAGATGCGGCGTCACGTAATGCGGCACGTACATCGCGTCGCCCAAAAAGAAAACCGGCTGGACGTCAGGATAGAGCTGCTCATTGTCCTCGCCTTTGTAGACGAACTTGCCATTAGTAAATTCCATCAACGCTCTCCACGGGTTTTCCAAGGGTTCTGAGAACTACACAATATTCTGGTTCAAGACTGCCAGCACGACCATTGACGTCGAAATAAACGTATCGCTTGCGCCTAGCGCTATCTGTCTCGTCAAGCCTTCTCCCAAGTCTCCCAATTTGGAAGCCATGACGCAGCTTTGCATCAATGACCTTTGGCGTTAACTCAGGAAAGTATTGAGCACATTCCTTTGACGTCATTGATCCATGATTGGCAATGATTTGCATTGGATCTATTTTAATTTCCATTTTATTACTCCTTAAATATCAAAAAGGCACATCTTCGTCCAGATCATCAAAACCCGATGCGCGGGCCTGTGGCGCGTTTTTGACTCGGGTTAATAGGGTAGCCTCACCCGCTTGCTGAAAGCCGCTCCTGTGCCCGTCTGGGTGCCTTTTCGGGCCATGATCGACCGCGGCGGTTGGTTCGCAAGCGTTCCCAATCGAAATCGCAGCGTATTGCATCCCGCTGGCAGCGGTTTTGATCGTCACGTCCAGCCAGTGCATGGTTCCGTCTGGCAAACAGATCCGTCCCTTGTAATCGGCGTGCCAATCCTCGACCTTTTTGTCATTCGGAAATGCTGCACCCTTGCCAGGCTTCTGCTCGTAATTGCCCTTCGCTGCGGTTGGTTTATTCATTTGATTCACTTTAAATTGTTTCTCAAGATTTGGTCGGTCACAACTTCGGAAAGTAATTCCTCAATTGTTTCGACCTCGGGTTGCTTTGCATCAATTCGGCGTCTGATAACCGATTCGATTCCTTTTTGCATTTGCGCTGACGTCATGTCCAGAGCAATTAGCTGATTCACCAGGTTGCTGCTTATTTGGGCACCTTTTATTTTTTTCAAACCTCCTCTTATTTCTTTAGTAAAATTAAATATAGAGTCTTTCATCTTAGTCTAAGCTCCTTGTCTAAGATCTACATCTAAGCTCTCTAAGTCTAAGATCTAAGACTAAGATCTAAGACTAAGATCTCTACGCGCACGCGTATATGAAGAAAAGTTATCCACAGGTTATCCACAGGGTTATCCACAGATTTCAGGGTAGTTATCCACAGGTTATCCACAGGCTACTCTGAGGGGCTTTTGAGGCTGTTTTCGTACTCTCTTTTGATTTCTTTTACGATCTCCTTTTCAGCTTTTGTATAATCTCGCAAGGGTTTTCCATTCAAATCTAACCCTCTGTAGGGCATCCGTTCGAGCCGTCTTTTGGCTTCTAAGTTTGCCTTTTTGCTCATTTCAAATTCTCCGACAGCCAGACCATGACCGACCCCTCCTCGGCATATTTCTTGGTGACTTTCAGGAATGTGACCTGGGCATCGTCCGCGTAGACCACGCCATTCATCCCGTCCAGCACCGTCTTAGCAATGTTGTCGACGTCGGGTCTGGCAGGGTAAATATCACCGTCCAGAGCTGCCTGGCGCTTCGCTTTGGACCAACTCAGGGGAATGCTCATGGATGCGTAAATGTAGACCGTCAGTGGCGTTTGCAGCGGTGCATTACCGTGCATTGCCTCTGTCGCTCGAGCTGCAATGAGTGCTTCATAATCTCGCGTTACAGCCGGCGTGTAGCTGCGGGGCTTGCCGCCAGCGGTGGAGAACCGTGGTCTGCCCTTGCCTACTGGTGGTCCAGGGATAACGAACTGTAAGGTCATCATTTCAATAGATTCCATGCGGTTTCCCGATCGGGTTCCTTCCGTGCCAGCGCCTCGTCCGGCTGCGGAAATGCCCCGACAGGGAAACTCTTGAGAACGAACGGCAGATCATGCCCGAAGTCGATGAGCTTGTGGAGAAAATCTGTACTAGGGTTTGTCCCTACTCAGAAAGTACGCTTACCCCCTTGATCTGGTTGTCAACCATAGGTAGAGTGACGGTCATGCGCTGCACGTCGTGGCGCTAACCAGGAGTCGAAATGAAAATTATTTTCACTAAAGAAGAAATTAAGGAAATCATCCTTGCCCACGTTCACCGTGAGAGCTGGGAGGAGTTCAACACCATCGAAATCCATAACTGGGACGCCGATGAATACGCAACCGTGACCTATGTCGAACCAACCCAGGAGCCGAGCAA